ATCATTTAGATAAGTTGCACGAAGTGTGTTCTCTAGGAATTTTTCCTTTGTGAACTCAAGGCGTGGCTTTGTGTAAATTGGTGCTGCTACTGTTGGGCGAGAGGCTTCAACCGCAGGGGTCTCTACTACCTCACTTGCAACAGGTGTATCAGGTGTTGTGTTTTCCACAATTGCCTCATTTTCTGTTTTGGTTTCGGTTGGTTCTGCCTCTGCGCTTGACGCAGCGACTGAAGTGACAGCAGCACTTGAAAAAGCGGCAGCCTGTACTAGGCTGACTTCCATAAGTCTTGCTGCACTAACTCTATAAATGCCATTGGTGTTTTTTCCTTTTAATACTTCAACACCAACGCTTAAACCTGATCTTAAATTTTCTGAAGCCTCAATTAGGCTATCTGTTCCCTTGGTTGTATTGCTAACCTTGAACTCAGCGTAAATACCTGATTCATCTTCCTCGACCTTTTTCATGCGGCCAATAGGCGACTTAGGGTCATGCTCTAATAACAACTTAACTTTTGCTGGTTCATCAATTTGGATTGAACCTTTTTCAAATATAACTTTGCCAACTGAAGTTTGACCAATTTCATTTTCAAACGGCACGATTTTGCCTGAGATGATTCTACGAGACTCTGAAGCCTCTAAATCTGCACTAAAGTTAATTATTTCCATTTGGGCTTAGTTCTTCCATTTCTCTCGCTTGTTCTACGGTTATTAAGTTAAGCGCTAACATCTTTTCAATTACTGCAAGGCGCTCTAATGGGTTTGCTCTTAAAAATCCTGAGTCCATGTCAAACGCCACAAATTGTGTGTTTGGGGTTAGATCATCCATTGACAATCTTTCCTCTACGCAAGAAATATAAGGTTGCAGGGATAGCGAAACGAACTGACGCCTTTCGTCTTGCACATTGGCATAAGTCATTGAATTGTTCATGTCTGCTGAAATGTAATATGCAGGAACATTGCACAATCTGGAAATTTGAGTTGCCATCATAGAAATACTGTCATTGTAGGTCATGTCTTTAGGTGAAAATGCAGTTGGTTGAAATTCTAATGAACTTGTTAGATACGCAGTTGATCTTTCTGATCTACTGCGACGCCATGCGGCTAATAATCCTGCAACTTCTTTTTCGCCGAGATCAGCGCCATTATTTTTTAATATACCTGCTGGAGTTGGTGCGCTCGCTGCGTTTGCTGCTGCTTTTTCTAAATCAATCGCTGCTCTTAAAATTCTTGAGCCAGCATGTAAAATTCCATCAATAGGTGATTGAAAAGTAATTAAACTTCCAATTCCGTTCATAGGTCTCTCAACGCCATCTACGGTATAGAAATCGACAAAAGTGTTTAATTTATTTAATTGAACTTGAACTCTAGTATTATTTACAAAATCAAATCTTGCAGGGCGGTTATCATCTTGATAAACTTCAGTTACTTCTAAATACGCAGTTCCATAGAATAATAACGCGTCAACTAAAGCGGTAAGGATAACTGAGTTGGGTGCTGACTTACTTAATTGATTTACCCAAGGTAAATTAGGTAATTCCTCTTTAGTTGCTTTTGAATAAGTTTCTAGTTCCATCACGCCGATTGTTGTGGCTATTAAGTTGCGGCAGCGCATAACGCTTGGTACGGAAATTGCCTCTGCTCTACTTACAGATTGAAATGGAGTAAATTGAGAATAGTAACTAAAAGGGTCAGTTACGACAGGTGGCGCTAACTCCGCCTTAATGTCAGTTTTTGGTGATAAGCCTACTAAATCGCGGAAAAATCCCATTAGAGAATTATATCATCAATTTAAACGAATATCTTAGGTATTGAGATAGGTTTGCTCAACATGTGGACACACATTGCAGTTGAAATACTAGCCGCCACACATCCTGCTGATTTTCGTCTGATAATTCTCCAACCTGCGTCGTTAGTTTTAGCAGCGCAGTTATTCATTGAGTTAACCCACTCTGGTTGCCCTGAGTGAAGTAACCTAAGATTGCTTAGACTGTCAGCAAGTTCTCCGCAAGCCTGATAAAAGGTCTGTCCGCTAATATCTAACATTTTATGACCTGATTGTTCTAATTTTTGGGCAATAGAGGCAGTTGCGTATTTATCATAAGCAATTTGAACTGGCCTGTACTTCATAGCCCAATCATGTATTGAACTAGCCATTTTAACTTCATCAATGGCAACTTCACTGCTAAAGGTTTCCATTACTCCAACCGCAATTTTGCCATCAATTAACTGAGCAGCAACTAAAGCGCCTGTTCTTTTACTTGGACTAACATCAAAGGCCATAACAGTCATTGCACCTACTGGTAATATCAAATCTGATACTGAACAGGCTTCAATACTTCCAAAAGTCCAAGGCGAAACTTGCGAGTCAATCCACATACACAATGTTTCAGTTAAAGTGGCTTCAATAGAGTTAGTTGCTATTGCTTCTTCAATTGCTTCTTCAGTTACCGTATAACCAAGGGCAGGATTAGCCATTGCCCAATACTTACGGTTTTTAATATCTTGCCTTGCAGCCAATGGTGCTGAATACTCCCAGAAGCCAAAAGTCTTGGAAGGGTAATCCATTGCTCTTTCTCTTAAATCATTTAATACCGTACTAAAGGCATCTCCAGCATTTGAGGTTAGTAATGTTTGTGAATTAGGTCTTGCTCTAGTAATAGGTACTGCTGCTTTAAATGCTTCCTCGCTTATCTCGCGTACCTCATCAATGTAAAGTAGATCGGCACTCTTTCCACGGCTTCCGTCGCGAGTGGCTGCAACAATCTCATAGCGAGCGCCATTAAGTAATGTGATTGATTCTTGACCGTTTGCATATCTAATACGCCTAACCTGCGCTTTTAGGAAATCATTATCTTCGATTGTGTTAGCAACTTGCCTAAATGTATCTAATGCCATGTTTCTATTAGATGACATTGCAACAATGTTCTTTTCTCCAAAAAGGAACAGTCCAGCCAAGATACGCATACGAGCAAGGTGGGTTTTACCCTGTTGCCTTGCTACGAGCAATAAATTGGTCTTGCGTATGAAATTATTATCAGAATTTACGGAAAGCATGTCAGAAAGTACATGATACTGCCAAGGCAGCAAAGGCATAGAAATTTTTTCTGCAAGTTCAGCCACCTCAGCAATTCGTGAGCCAGTTTTTAATGGCGGAGTAGAAATTCTAGGTTTTATGTTTCCTAATATAGGTTTTTTTGTTAGCCCTCGTTGCGCTGGTTTGCGCTTGGCTTTTGTTGGTTTTGTGTTGGCTGTCATGGCTTTTGAAAAGGCGACAAAGGTCGTGTGATCTGCGTCTCAGGGAGAGAAGGTTCCTTAAAGACAGGGGGGGTAGAAACGCTGCTAAAAAAACGGCTACCCTTGCGTGAATTACATGATTTACACGCTGAGGTTAGGTTGTCCATATCCCAGAGTTCACCGCCTGTTTTCCTACTGGTTATGTGATCGACTGTTGCATCTGCACCCTTGAGGTCTTTGTTACAGTAGGTGCATACCCACCCATCCCTAGACAAGACACGCAATCTGAGCAACTTCCACTTGCCGCTACCTAATGCGTCTTTACTCAATGCCATCCCTTAGTCTTAAAGTGATGCCATGCTCTACATGCATTGATATAACCTTTATCATCTAACTTATATCTATGCTTTATGTATTTAAGTCCATAATCAATCTGACTATATGGGTCTAACCCAATCATTAGTTTGTTCTTTAGTTGTGGTATTCCATAGGTCTGGTGAGTACCACCTAGGTTACCTACTGCCTCATGCTTCCATGCACTTTCTTTACCATATAACTTAGATAAGCAACTGTACTGAGTACCGCTTTTAATCTGTTGTGCTGCATAAGTCTTTACGCTTATTTGTATTATTTGTTTATCTGGTACGGAATCAATCTTTTTCTCATACGCCTTAATGCTAATTAAGCATAGGGCTACCCCTAATGCTACAAGCCACGAACTCGCGAGCAATCCGCTAAGGCGGCTCGCGTTCGCGCTTTTAGGCGCGTCGCTTGCTTGAAGCATACTCGCCTTGTCAAGTCTCTTACGCATAGATTATCCTATCGTCTCATTATATGAGATGTGATTTATACCACA